TATTAAAAAACCCTCCGTAAAGAGGGTTAGTCCTTACGCCTCTATCCTATTAGGAAAATGCGAACTCTTGCGAGCTAACAAAGCGTGTCTTAGTCAATCTGTAAAAATACCGGAGCTACATAAGCTGAAACCGGTACAACTTGCATTGATCTTCCAATTATTTCTGAACCTGCAGCTGCTACTCTAACTGCACCAGCTGTTGTTGTAGATGGTGAAACCCCCAAAGTGTCAACTGCTGCAACTGAGGCATCCCACAAACAAGCTGCTGGACCTCCGGTTTGAAGCCAACCATAGTATGCGGTTGTGATTGCTTTACAAGCGATACCCGCCGTTGAAGCAACCGGTGTAGTTGCTTGGATTATCACATCATCATAAGGGTTCTTAATAACAGTTACCTTGCTGGTTGTTGCAAGAGCTACTTTTAGAGGATCTGCAATCTTGTAGGTAATTGTTGCTCCACTTGCACCTGTGCTGTGACTTAATATCTTTGAATACTGACCGATACCTGTTGAAGAAGAAATCATCAAATACCCTTCGTCAAAATCGTTTGCGGCAACTGTGGTTGTACCGTTGGTTACTGCAATTTCATCTTCCCCGATTGGTTCTATTGCGGGAACAGCCATTGATTGGAACTGTGAATCTTGTCCTGCACTGGAATAGCAGTCGCCTGTTACTGTGGTTGCAACTGCTCTACAATATCTAAACTTCCTTCCGTCTCCAGTTAGTGCTAAAGCCCCAAGCGGGTGCTGTTGCACTGAACTCTCTTCGTAAGGGTTTAAATCGTATATTGCTGGTGATCCACCGAATTTCATATTTTTATGCTCCTGTTATCCCGGTCAAACGACCATGCGGTCTTGCATTCCAGTTTAGCAAATTTCCAAGTAAATATAAATGGGCAACCTCACCGTATTGGTTGATTGGCCTCATAAAACCAGTCCATTGAAAACCAATGTTTTTTGAGGGGGCTTCTGCGTAAGGAGAGTCTAGTGTTCCGCCTCCCATACTAATTTGCTTGAGGTCTGGATCTTTAAGTCCGTACCAAGATATAAAGTTTTCGTTTATTGCCCAAAGGGTTTGAGCTGTTGATTTTTCGTCAGGTACCCAAGGAATCCCTCGGTAAGAGAGAGAAACATAACCAGCTGCTCCCTTAAGTTCAGATGCCCTCATCGGAGCCTTAGAAGTTCTAGAAATCATTGGTAGTCCAAAAGCATTGTAATTTGCTCTTACTGTCGGAGAAAGTAGTGTTTCATATAGATCCCAAACTGTTTCGTCTGAAACAAAAATAGATGGCCTTCTCCTTGAACTACCACTGGTTGAAACTGTGGAAACCAAGGTTGCCATCTTCGCAAGAGTAAGTGTGCCTCCAGAAGCAGTCCTTGTGCTGTCTAGGTAAGGGTCGTAATCTGTCCTTGTCAAGCCCCCAAAGGTTAGCACTGAGCTTCCGTCATCAATTAGAGCATCCAAACCGAGGAAGTTTTTGCTCGCATTACCCGTACCATCACCATAGAGCAAATCCCCGATGTCATCCATCATGCTATTTTGTGCTGTTTCTACCTCAATTCTAACAAGATTAATAACCTGAGCTGGGGTTCTGTTAACTGCTTTCTCCATTCCAGGAATAGCAACTGGGATTTCATATCCTCGCACATCATATTCAAGCATCCTTCGGGTATCAACTGTCGCGGTGCTGTGGGTGTCAAGACCAGCGAAAGAACCACCAAGATCGTTCTTGGCGATCATAATTGGCCTTTTCATCGACTCACCATTCCAGCGTTTAGCATTAGAAACGAATCGGAATGTAATGAAGTTGCCTCCCAAAACAGCATCCATTGCTTGTGGGAGAATCTCGTCTTGTGTAACTGTAGTTAATCTATCTGTGAACGTCATTGTATTTAAAACAAAAAAACCAGCGATTTGCTGGTCTTATTGACTCTGCTAATATTATCTCAGAGCAAAAACATGTTGTCAAGCTTTTATTTGCTCTTTTCTTAATCTTTTAACAATTCTGCTCATAACATTAGGCTTTTTCTCTCCTTCCTCTCCTCTTTCTTTAAGTCCACCCTTTGTTATGTTCACTGTTTCCCTTACGTGCTCTACGTGCAACCTTTGCACCTCAGGATCTAGTTGCTTAAATGCGGGAGACTGTAGGAATTGACCATAATAAGCAATATATTCTTTAGTAGCGTCTTTCTTTCCAGGGACAAATTCTCCAGCATTAATCTGTTGGATTGTTGCCATTGCCTCCTCGCTCCCTTCGCCTGCTCCCATTTTTAGGACATCTTGTGCGTAAAGTTTCGGTACTAATAAGTGTTTAAAGATTCTTGTTGCAATTTCTCGTGGCTTAGGAATATGCCACTTCTCGGCAAAGGTTAGTGGGTCAAGTTGCATTCCAGACCTTATCATCTCTACAAGCTCAGCTCTATCCGCGGCCTTATCTTCCGGTCTTAAAGAACCAGCCTGAACTCGAATTTCTATCCCATCCTCTATCTTGTCAGAGGAGAACTTAACGAAAGTCGTTTCCCCGTCTTCTCCAAGGTATCTCACCATATGCTCCTCGTCGGCGAAAACTTTATAAAGTTGAGTCATTTGCTGGAAAATCTTCGTCGCTCCCTCCTCAACAGCCTCACTTAAAGCGGTTGTTCTTCCCAAATCAGACCTTTGGGACAAAACCTCCTGTCCTAATGTTGGAGATTCGGTTTTTTCTCCCCTCAAAGGTGCGTGAGTACCAAAAATATTGTCAATTTCTGTCCTAGCATCATATTTATCCTCTATAACATACCTTGGAAGTGGAGGCGCTGGAACTCTGGCGAAAGCCATTCTTACATCTCCCTTAGCTAAAATATTGTCATTTGGGTCGCCAGTATATTTTTCAGCATCTCCGGCATCTATCATTTCGGTGTTCCACACCTTCGCCGCATTCGCCTGGTCTGCGTTATCAACAATCTGTAAACCCCTCTTTTCGAGAATGTCTTGCTGGCTTGCTGCTTGCTCGGTTAGAGAAGTGTCATCATAAACCCACCTGCCTATACGCAAGAAGTTAATGAAGACATAAGGCTTGGTTGGTCTCTCTAAGAAGTTAGACTTTCCTTCCTCATCCTCATAGTTAAAATTGGGGTTTAATCCATACTCTAAAGTTAGGTCTTTATATTTCCAACAAAGTCCTTCATATCTCTTTCCCTCCTCATAAAAAGTGAACCAAATTTCCCGGTAATTTACCCTCGTTCCCATATTAATTTTTTCCGCATCCGCATTTTCGCCACCAAACTCTTTGAGAATCTCATCTTCTTTGTCAGGAAAAAGAATTATTAATTCCTCAACTGTTGCAGAAAGTGTTTCGGCAATTAAAGGGATATCATCCGGATCAGTAGCGTCAGCGTCTATTATTATCTTGTGTGGTCGAACATAATTACAATCAATTCCTCCTGTAAAGTCTCCATCTTCTTTTCTTCTCCCTTTGCTGAAATCCCATCTATTTTTGATTATTCCGCACCTATAACCCATTAAAACATGCCTAGTTGCCATCCTAAGTTTCGATTTCAGAAGGACATCCTGAGCTGTTCTCATTAAAACTTTTTCATAACCTGTAGCAAGTTCCCGCGAGGCTTCTGTGTTTTGAGCTTCCATGACCTCTGGTATGGGGATTCTGGGAACCAAAGAGGATACTAATGTTTCAACTGATACGAAAACACGGTTGTCTTTGTAAGGGATTTGGTAATCATAAATGTCCACTTCCGCAACCTCGCGGTTCTTATTCATCCAACGCTTTTCGTTTTTTCCTCTTACGAGGGAAAGACCTAGTTTGGAGTCGTAAAAGGATTTCCCTTCATCAATTCTGTCGCCTAGAATTTTATTTATTTTCTCCTCATTAAGAATGGAGATAGCTTCTTTCTCTTCAATTACTCCCTCCGTGTCATCGAGGGTAGTATCTGTAATATTGGGACTTGGCATCTTCTTATTTTATCACAAAAACCCGATATATAATTTTACACCGATGGCACATTATGTTGATTGTTGCTTTTTCCTCGGGCATCACAGCTCCATCAAAAATAAGAGTAACATCCCCCGTATATTGAAAAGCTATCTTTCCGCACTCAGTACATCTGAAATTATGGTCTTTTTCAGACTCTGTCAGAAAGACAGATATAACCCGACCTTCTCCCCTCGCCCTTATGGGAGTAAAAAGAATATCTGCTTCTAAAACAAAGACTTTCATTTATATTTCCTCTTTTTTGCTCTTTTAAGAACGTCTTGTAAATCAAGAGCTTTCACCGTTCCTTCCTGCGAAACAACTGGATGCCCTCCTTTCTTGTCTCCAGGTCGAGGACTTTTAACAACTCCTCCAAAGGCCATCGTTTTCTCAAGAGCAATCCTCCATAATATTGTAGCGTGTGCATAGTGGTCAGGTCTATTTTCGATTGTTTTCCATTTTGGTTTCATCGTGCCTAAGGGAGTCTCCTCTATGACTCGATATACTTGTTCCCAATGATGGATATATTCTTCCAGTTCTGTTGCCGTTAAGTTAAAGGTTACGTCCCTTGCGTTTATCTCGGCGACGATTGCATCAAATATTTTCGTTCTATCGGAACGGACGTTTCTTCCGTCCCACCGAACAACCCCTAATTGTTTCTTGTCTTGCTGATAATAATGGAGATAAACCTTGCCGGGATACTTCTCTACAAGTTTCTGTGGGGTATTTGGGTATGGTAGAGCATCAATAACCATTGTCGCCGAGTATTTTCTCCGCAATTCCTCTATTTTTGCCCAGTCTTTTGTTTCTCCTATTTCAAATATCCCAGTACGATTCCCTATTACATAGTGCTTTGTTATCCCGTTATCAACACCGATAGCAACTCCTGTTTTAGGATTAAAGCCTGGAGAGATACATTTAATAATAGAATCTCTCGTTACCGAGGTGTCCTTACTAATATACGGCATCCCTAGCGTGAAGTTGTGAAAAATCTCCTGGTCTCCTTTAGAATCCTCTATGATTTTACTTGCCGGAATCCAAGGCACAAAAAGCTGAGAAACCCAATACCCGGAGATTTCTCTATTTTTATACTTCTTAATCCATTGGCCGTTTCTTAAATCGTCCTTCGAATATGGATTTCCGCACTTAAAACACACCTTTTCCTGGGTCTGCATATTAATGCTCTCCGGCCACTTCATATACCAGAAATGCCCACACTTCTGGCACATAACAAACCAGTGTTTCTGGTCAGACCTTTGCCAATATTCATCAACTCCTCTTCCTGGGATAGTCGGATTTGAGAATTGCCATTCCCACCCTAATTCGGGGTTCTCCCGCCTGGCATCATCCAATCGGCTCCTATACGTCTTTAGAACCTTTAGATTTGAGCGGTCATACTCGTCATTTATCAAAATATGTGCTGATATGGAAATCGCTTCTGTCTGCTCGTAAGACCCTCTATAATAGATAAACCTATCCCCAACTCCTTTAAGATTCATGGAGTCAATTCCTACCATTTTTGATATAACTTCGTTCTTTAATATCAAGGGGTCAACTTTAGGAACCACGAACTCTTTGCTCATGTTTCGAGAGGGGAAGGTGTGAATAATGTTCGCTCCAGCGTACTTCGCCAAATGGAAGCTTCTAAGAATAGCGAGGGTAGACCACCCAATTTGAGAGCATTTCCTGGCGACTTGCTTGGGGGTATCGTCAGTAAAGGGGTCTACTAAGAAGGAGTGGTCCTTAAACTCCATGGGGAAACCGGATTCGTTAACAATATTGTTATTTAAAATCCAAGCAACACAATTGAAGGCCTGTGCCTTGTTTAGGTCAATCTGGCTCATTCCTTTAATTATATTAGAGGTTTGAGAAGCAAGCTACCACTAGAAGAAACAATACACACAAAATAGCGGCAAGTATTTGGTCTTTTAGTTCTTTAATCATTTTTAAAATAACATGGTGCACACATCACCATTTGTACTTTTTCTCCTCTTATATTCTTATGCCAGTAAACCCAAAACTTATTCCCACAAGCACAGATTTCTATTTCCTCTTTTTTTATATCTCCCCAAACAGATTTTTTCCAAATAGCCATTTTATCTGTCCCTTTTCTTTCTTTTAATAACTTCTTGTTTCTGTTCTATATCTGCTTCTGTTGGTGTGTAAAGAGGTTCTAGTTCTGTAAAGACAGGGTCACTTCCTGCCATATCTATGTGGGTTTGGATTTGCTTAGGCGTGGGCTTTTTGACTTCCAACCTTCTTTTTAATTCGTCTATCTTTCTTCTGTCGCTTGGTCGTTCTATCATTTCTTTTTACACTTGGTGCACAAATGTGCTGGATAACCGTGTTTACATGATTGGATATATCCTTTTGGTTTCTTTGGTTCTTCAATACTGTCCTGGATGAAACTCTCTGCCGATGGCAATTTAACGATGGCGACAATCTTTCCATATCTTGTTAAGGCAATCGGTAACCCATCTAGGTACTTGGTTCCTTTTTGTTGAAACTCCCTGAATGGTACTGTTTTCATATGTCTGTATACAGATTACTATAAATGAACAAATATTGTCAATAGTCTGTATACACAATGTTTCCCAGAATTACTTTTTTCTAAATTCCAGATTTCTATTTTTAAGCTTGGAAATATCCCGCGGTGGGGGATGTATATTAGTAAGTCAGGGAGGCTCATTCGTGGCATACCCCCCCCTCATTGATATGATGATGTGATAATCAATTAAGATAATAGCGCCACGCCTATACTACATCAATATAGGTTATACTCAGGCTTATATTGTGTGTATTGTGCTTGTGCTACGTCGTACAATGTACCCTTTGCGACCAAGCCAAGCATAGACACCGAGGCATTGAGGTACATCTACTATGCTTGGAAGCACCTTAGCGTTGATTTAATGGCTTGGAACACGAAATAAGTACGTTGCGCTTTCAGTTGCCGAGCCTAAGTTGTATGTATTCGTTTACCTATACTCTTGGTAGTTTCTAGCATTAGAGAATGGGATTGAGAATATAGAGAATACTCTTGACCGACTCTAACAGCGTTAGCGACAGCTAGGCTTCCAAACCCTCTTGTACTTTTAGATCCCTCAATGATAGTCCCGGTGAGCAATTTAGCCTCGGATATAGCCATTTGCTTGACTAATAGTCTCACATCATAGAATATATTAGTAATGCGTAAAGAAGGATTTGAGCGTAATAACCACGAATTAAAAAGAAGAACCTCTGGTATTGTATTTCAAGCATTAGAACCCTCACACACTCCAACAGAAGCGGATATCAGGATTAAAGATCGAGGCGATAAGCGGATATCCGAGAAAGAAGCAAGGCAACAGCTCAAGAAAGGAACGCAAGGCTTGTGAATGACAACATTTTTTGGCTATCTCTTCTGGTATTGAACATCTATATTATATTGAAGTGCGTTAATAAGTCATGAGTAAATACTATCATTACTACAACCGCCAAGGTAAACCGATAAAAGGTAAAGACGCTTGCTTGAAATGGGCTAAAGAATTTGAGAAGAAAGATCGGATAGTCAAACAACAAACAACGTGGCTAGGCTTCTGGGTATCAACTGTATTTTTGGGATTAAATCACAACTTCATGCGTACCGGCAAGCCTATACTCTTTGAGACAATGGCTTTCCCCAGTGATGATCAAACGAGATACAGCACAGAAGCCGAGGCAGTGATCGGCCATAAGAAAATGATGAGAAAGTGGTCTAATCCTCTACTTGTTGCTTCTACTTATATCAGCAAAGCAATTAGGAGGGTTAGACGAGGGTATTAATAGGATTATGACAACAACTAAACAACCGAAGCTATACAATTTTATCTATATCCGTTCATTTGAAGCAAGGAATATAAAAGAAGCCAGAGAAATCTTCAAGGATATGTTAGAAGATTTAACCGGCACGGATATTTACGAAAGCGGAGAAGTCGAAGAAGATAAACTTCCCGACTAAGCACAAACACCGAGGTATCAGACTACCTCTATATGAGACAGACAAGGGTTAGGATCTAACTAAGAGAGTATGATAAACAAGACAAAAACAAAAGAGATAAGCAACCTGCTAGACAAGGCTAGTATTAAGAGTGTAATCAAAACAGCCAAGTCTCAACTAAAAGACGGCGGGGAACTCCAACCGGTAATCTTTTTAAAATTGAAGAAGAAAAAGGAATTTCTCCTAGCTCCCATATTAATAGACACTCAGTCTCAAAAAGAAAAGGCCAACTATCTAGCAAAAATGGGAAATGCCGTCGAGGCAAGCACGAAAGACGAGATAACCGAGGCGTTGATGATAACAGACGCCTATATGTTGAAATTAGGTAAGAGAAAAAAAATAAAAGACGAAGATCTCCCTATTCGTGATAATCCAGCACGGACCGAGTGCATAATTGTAGTCGGTAGAAATAAAAGCCGTTCTAAAGTAGTAGCCGGAACATTCCCATATACAAGAATAGATAACAGGATAATCTTTCAAAAAGAAGAGGCCACGCTTGAGTTTTCAAGCAAAGCCAAACAAAAAGATCTGGTTACCGTTGGGTTAGTTGACTACCTCTTTGGAAGTGAAGAAGCCGATTTACTGCACCGAGCACACGGATTAGATAAAGAGAAAGCCACTAACTAATATGAGACTAATCAACACGCCGATCGGAGTATATAATCACCGCAAGGTAAAGCTACTTGCTAACAAGGCGCTATTGCCAAACAGACTACTTGCCTTGCTGGTGATTATTCTTTTTATATTGCTAATTGACTTATGACTAAAGTAAAACCCTTGCAACCTAAGAAAAAAGAGACTTTTAAATTTGGAGGCGCTAAATTGAAGATACTAAACCAAACAGATCAAGTACCAGAAAAAGCGCAAAAGATTATTCTAAGCACCTTGGAAAACTCCGCGCTTGCTATTGCATTAAAAGAAAACATGGCTTGTCTATTAACCGGTGAGACTGGAACAGGCAAAACCTCGGCTATTCGTTATCTTGCCTATAAGAGAAAACAAGGCTATACCAGAATAAACATGCACGGCTACAATACACCAGATGAGTTAATAGGCACAAAATCAGTTGAAAACGGATCTACTTATTGGGAACGAGGCATTTTATCAAAAGCTATGCAAGAGGGTCATATCGTCGTACTTGATGAGATTAACGCCACGCCTCCAGACTGTCTTTTTATCATTCATGGATTATTAGATGATGATAAGTTTGTTACTTTACCAAACGGTGATGTACTAAAACCGCACAAAGACTTTAGGTTCTTTGCTACCATGAACCCAGACTATGAAGGCACAAGAGGTTTAAATAGAGCATTTTTTGACCGTTTCCCCGTTGTTTTAAATATTGACATTTTAGATCCGGCAAGAGAAAAAAAACTTTTAGCTGATCGGCTCGGACTGCCAGAAACACTAATTACTAATATGGTAAATTGCGCTCATCTTAACCGCACAGCTTATAATGAACAAAAAACACTAACTCTAATATCAACTAGAACCTTGTTACAATGGGGGGAATTGTTTAAACAAGGACTTTCCGCAAAAGAGGCTTTTATTACTTCCGTTGTTGGCAAGGCTCGTGAAGAAGAACAGACAGCTTTTATTGATTTTTACAATGCAGTATTTAGAACAGAAGCCGGTACAGGGAAAAGTCGCATAATTGTTCGAACAGAAGAAGATTATAAAAGAGCAATTAGCGAAGCAACGGCAAAAATTGCTACGAAACTCAAAATCTCGGAAGAAGCACTAAGAAAAGCCGAAAAAGAAATTACCCTAAGAGTTACAAATTTCTCGGTAGGGGATAGGGTAGAGGCTATTATACCACCAGACGGGAACACTAAATTAGTTGGGAAAAGAGGAATAGTTAAGTGGATAGAAAAATCTCAATTGGGAGTGGCGTTTGATACCCGCTTTGACGGAGGCCACCAGTTGGCTCGCCTTGGCAAACGCCACGCTAAAATGGGGTTTGGGTGGGTCGGAGGGAGTAATTGTTATAGAAAAGTAAGAAAATATACTAGAAAAACGCCAGTCAAAAGGATTAAAATAGTAGGAAAATCAGCCGTTCCGTTTTAATCTAAAATGTACGCAAACGCAGACTATATACGATTAATAGCCTCCGGTTTATCTGCTACGGCTGGTATAACTATCAAAGAGGACAATATCTGGGCCGTTGATGTTAAAAAAAAGACACTTCACTATAAATTAGAAGATTTGAAATATCGGCCATTCCCTGTCGTTAGAGGCTACCTTTTACACGAAATCGGACATTTAAAGTACACTCCGTATTTAAAATCAAAAACAGAACTTGAAAAAAAATACCCTAACGCTATGCAGTCTTGTTACAACGCTTTTGAAGATATAAGAATAGAAGGCAACTTAGGCAGAGAATATGGAGACTTTGCAGTAGGCGCTTTACAAAGTCTGCGTCATTACAGCATTTCTTTTGTTCTTCAACGCCTAGACACAAAGACGAAAAAACCTCGACTTGTTCAATTCTTGAAATTGTGTCTTTTGACCTATTCTTCTGAATTCCTAAATATTAGACACGCTAACCCTTACAGTATTTTGTCAAACTTTGATCCGGTAGTAGAAAAACGATTTGATGACAATTATCCAAAGATTAAAGATATGGTACACAATTCCCTTCACAACCTAGACAGCTTCGAGGACTTAAAAGAAGTGGTAGATACAGACCTCTACCCGATTATTAAAGACTTTATCGAGGAATTTGAGAAAACAGCCCAACAACCGGCAACAATAAAAATCCCTCTTCCCTCGTGGATGAGTGGACACCACGTCGGCAACAAAGATCTCCCTCATCCAAGAATTTTAGATTTACCAACTCGTGCAGAGGCGCTTGCTCTTATGAACCCTTATATCTCAACTTTATCTTCCCGATTACGAGATATTCTTATTGAAAAAAAAGCCACCAAGTGGCGTGGCTCTCATACAAAAGGGAAACTCCTATCTAAAAACGCCTACAAAGTGTGTATTCCTGATGAGAAAAGGGTTTTTAGCAAGAGATCAACTCCTGATACCCCAGACTATTCTGTATATATTGCTCTTGACTCAAGCGGATCAATGATGACGGAAAGCCGAGGAGTATATGCCTCACTCGCAAGCTATTTATTGGAAGAGGTATGCCGTCGGTTAAATTTTAAAACACATTTCTATTCATTCACTAGCACCGCCAAGCGCCTCAAAGACGCCTCAGAATATGTAGTTCAAGACACTGGCACAATAGACCTCCCAGCCCTCAAACTTATTAAAAAAGACATAAATTTCTCAGATAACAACCTTGTTATTTTTATTACCGACGGAGAGACTGACATATCGGATATTAGAAATGACTTAATGGCTAAATTTAAAAAAGAAAAAGCAAAAGTCTATGGGGTTGGTATTGGAGACGGCAACATAGAACCAACTCTGAGGGCTTCTTTTGAAAGTTCCGTATATGTTCCTAAAATTGCAAAATTACCTCTTGAAATGATAAGACTATTAAGAAGAGAAATTAAACGATAGGAGGTGATAAGGTTATGAAGCCAAAAGATTTACTCAAAAACAAAAACAAGACAACTGTCATTAAGTTTAATCACCGAGCCAAAACGCTGAGTAAAAGCGTAGGAGTAGGTGATAATTTCATGGAGAAATTGAAAATGACCCTTTTTAAAGAGTTTGGTAAAAACCTAGGCAAAAAATCCACAGCCATTGAAAGGGTAATAGAAAAAATGAAGCCACAAACGCCAGCCGAGTATCTTGTGATAGGTTGGGGATGTATGGCTACTTCTGATTTTTTTAAAAACAAAAAAACAGAGTTACTTTTAAAAACTCTGGGTTTTGAGGAAAACAAAAAATACCCAAAAACCCTGCATTAAAACCCGTAGTATGCGGGCCGGTGAGGTTAAAGGGATCTCCTTGCCGGCCCTCGCGAGAATAGTAAAACCCTTAAAAACCTTTAAAAGAAAAACCCTTGTTGACAGCCAGAAATAAAAATCTGAGCCAACAAACGCAAGGGATTTTCTGTTATAATAACAAAACCCCTTAAAAATCCCCTGTTTAAAAATCCCTGTATTAATGCGTGATTATAAGTTGATCAAAACAAGGAAAGCACACAGGGCTTCTTTTGCGTGGCCGAGCTGAGTAAGGCAAATCCGTGAGGGTTGTTCCACGCTGAGCTGAGTAAGGCAAATTTTTGAATAGCCGGCGAGGAGACGAAGCTTGAAAGTGAGCCCGTCCCCCTTGTTGTGCGTCTGAGGGAGGAGGTGATATTTGAAGACCACTTACCCCTCGCCTTCATATACAAGAACTTTCGCTCCACCGGCTTATTCTGAGCAGTTTAGTGCTCACGGCTAGGCAGAAACGGCTGCCCGCAATTTCTGCCCAGCGATCAACACTAACTGCTGTCCCTGACGAACTTGTTAAACATTTGGTTAAATTGACCCCTTTCCTTTTTATCAAACATGAAGAAATTGAATTGCTGAGCTGCTTTCTTTGATTTAGTTTCAATTACACCTAGCATCTCCGCGATTCTATCCGCATATTTCTTTCTAACATCGAAGTCGGGGATGATATTATTCTTGCCCCAAGGCTTGTCTGCGTCTAGTCCGTCAAGATAAACGTCTTGTAGTTTCGATTCTAAGGTCATTCCAAAACGATCAAGGGCCTTCTGTTCAAAATTCTCAAGATATTTCTGAGCACCCGTAGTCTTGAGAATCATACTTTTTCCTTTCTCTGCACTCTGTTTGCTAAAACCAGCTGCCATTATTGCAGCCTTGTCAGTCTTGTATTGACCACTCATCAAGTTATCAACAGCTCTTTTCTGCATAGGAGTTGTTTTGTGATTCTTAGGATAGGAACCAGGTTCTTTCTTTTTCATATTTATATGTTATCAAGTTCTATCTCGGTAGTATAGCCCGGTATTTGAGGATTCTCTACACCTCGGAGCATTTCGCCAAACTCTGAGCGAGGTGGGGGTTCTGGCTTTCCCCTCTTTATTCCTTTCCATCCACCAAGTGATTTAACCACGCTTGGCTGGTTAACACCGTATCTCTTTGCGATTTGACGAATGTTTGGCTTGTTTCCGTGCGGGCTCTTTTCCATCCATTCACGAATTTCCTCTATTTCGTCTTTAGTTAGTCTACGCTTTTTTTTTCTTGGCATTACGCTTTTTTAAGTTCTTCCCTGACACCATGTTTATCAATTTGGTCAGGATGTATTTTGAAATAATCTGGATTAGGTTTATTAGACATGAAAGGCTGAACAACATCTTTTGCATGAACGTCTCTTGCTTTCTGTATTCTATGTGATTTTGCCAACGAATAAGATTCAGGGCTTTTCGTAATTCTGATCTCTGAGTCCCTGACTTGACATTCTTCACAAGGGAGAATCCCATATACTTTGTCAATTGTCGCATCATTTTTACAATTTTTACGAGGGCATTTTTTCTCTTTCTTCATGTTTTTTTAATCTAGCCTCCAGACTATAATCTACCTTCTCCTCCTTAGATATTTTAACCTCTCTTGGCGTTGGCCCCTTCACTATTCTACCACTTTCGGGTTTTGTATTGCTTACTGTTAGAGTCGGTTTGTAGTTCTTCACTTCCTCATAAAGATCTCTTAACTCGTACATTTTAATTGGCCGAGGTTTTTCTAACAGCCTCCCTTCTAAATACTTGGCTCTATCGGGAAATTTCTCTCTAAACCACTTGCCAGCCTCAAGAGGATTTTTATGCCACCAGTGAATGTGGTGACGGAAACAGAGAATTTTTAAGTTTTGAAAATCAAACTCTAAAAGCTTTGTTTTGGAAACAGGAACAACGTGGGAAACGTGACAATCAAATCCAGAAACCCTCTTGCCACAATACTGACAAGTATAGTCATCTCTCTCTTTAATAATAATATCTACCTCTTTCTTGATTTTATCTTTTAATTTACGCCGAGCAGTTTTTGCCATTAGTTTGGAAGTTTATCTTTATCTTTTTTCTCAAAAACTGGAGGTTTAGCTTCAGGTAATGGCCTTTTGACTTCTATTATTGCCTGATCAATAAGAGCTCTAACTATTTCTGCACCGCCAACAAAAACGCTCATTTTGTTTTCGTCCCAAGGATTCTGGGACTGCACAAGCACCCCTCCTGATAGTGTTTTTTCTTGAACAGTCATCCCATTGAAGAGTTTTGTAATTTTCTCCGTTATCTTCCACAACTCACCAAGAAGCTTCACATATTCATTAAGCCTTTCAGTATTAATCTTGGCCTGGTCTGCCATCCTTTTTTTCCTCCTTTGAACGAATTCCAATAAGTACATCTGTTGTTAGTATCGAAGTAGAAACGGAAACCGCGTTTTCAAGAGCCAAGCGAACAACCTTACTTGGGTCAATAATTCCTTGCTCGACCAAATCAACAATTTTTCCCTCTTCCACCTCGTAACCCCAATTTCCCCCTTTAGTTGAAATCTTTTTGATATAACCCTTTATTGCCTCCTCATTCTCCCCAGCGTTAAACATTAACTTTTCTACGGGAGATGTCAAAATAGACCCCAAAAGTGTCTCTCCTTCACTTGAACCATTAAGAGCCTTCTTTAGCCTCAAGAAGGCCGTACCTCCACCTGCAACTACACCCTCCTCTCTTGCCGCAGTTGCCGCACCAATAGCATCTTTAACTCTTTCTACCTTCTCCCTCATATCAACATCTGTCTTTGTTCCAACCTTAACTATCGCCACGCCTTTTGTAAGCTTGGCAAGTCTTTCTTCAAGCTTTTCTTTTAAGTGAACATTCGATTCTTTTTCGATTTGTCCCTTGATAGCCGCTGCTCTGCTTTTGACATCTTTCTTATTACCCTTACCTTGGACAATAACCGTTGTGTCCTTGTCGGTAATTACTTTCTTGGCACTCCCCATCCAAGAGCCATCCTCGGTTATATCCGCATCATTATTTATTACCTTACCTCCCGTAATAACAGCGATATCTTCTAAGAAGTGCTCTATTTGTCCCGCTCCACCCGTCGGAGCTTTAACTGCCAAGGCATTGAAGTTTCCTTTTATTTTGTTTTGAACCATTGTTGCCAAGGCATCACCGCTTACATCCGTGGCGATTAAAACAAGATCCTTGCTCTTCTTAAACATTGGTTCAAGAACTCTTTGGAGCTCTGGCACAACAGAGATTTTCCTATTGACAATCGCGATTGTCGGATCTTCAATAACTGCTTCCATTCGCAGAGGATTAGTGACAAAGTAATGATTTAAGAATCCTTTATCAAACTCCATACCATCTGTGTATTCAACAAAAGTTTCTACTCCCCCTCCCTCCTCGGCTGTTACCACCCCGTCCTTCCCTACTTTCTTAACTGCCTCTGCCACCATCTTTCCAATCTCTAAATCCCCAGAAGAAATATAAGCAACCCTCTCTATCTCGTTGGAGCTCTTAACGGAGGTTGAAATCTTCTTAATTTCTTCTAATAGCTTCAGCAATGCTTTGTTTATCTGAACTCGGAGAACCATTGGGTTCATTCCACCATTTACCAACTCCAAGCCCCCTTTAATTAACTCATAAGCCAAAAGAGTAGAAGTTGTCGTCCCATCACCAGCCTCTTCGTTTGTTTTATTGGCTGCCTGCTTAACAAGGTCAATGCCCATTAACTTAAATTCATCCTTATCTCCGACTTCCCTAGCCACGGTCACCCCGTCGTGAACAATAAATGGATCTCCCCAATTTCTTTGAATAGCTACGTTCCTACCCTTTGGGCCAAGAGTAGTTGTTACTGCATTCGAAAGAATCTTAACCCCTTCAAAGAGTTTCTCTCTCGCTTCTTTACCAAACGCTAATATTTTATCTTCTTTCATATTTATCAATAATTGCTTTAATAATTTCAACCACGTCATTTATCAAAGACCTTGCCATCTCAAAACCAAGACCAAAGAAAAAACCTATGACAAAAACCGATGGAACAACATTTATATCAATTTTCATTATTTAATTACCCCCAGAACATCGGCAAATGTGACGAAAAGATATTCCTTTCCATCAAAAAACAACTTGTCCTCTCCATACCTCCGGTAAATAAGAATGTTCCCGACTTCCATCTCGACTGGCATTTTTCCTTCACCTATCGCCACAATCTTTCCCGCCTCTTGTCTTTTCTCTTGGACATACTCTATCCCACCAACAGATTTAAGTTCTTCGGGCTCAATAAGGACGACTTTCTTTGCGGGAACAATACCAGAAGCTGGTCTTTTTGGACTCATGTTTTATTATTTCCTATTTTTGTGTCTGTTGTCAAGGACATATTCTCCTTTCAAGAGCTTATCTTCTAATCTCTTCTAATTTAGCCTCGTTATATCAGACCATTAATATAATAATTTCCTTATATCAATATTTCCGTTAGATTGATATAACCAGAGCTTTAGACGCTGTAGGCTCTCCGCTTCGGTATACCTGAGCAGAAGAAGGACTTTCGTCCACCTACAGCGACCAAAACCCTTGTTAAGTTGCTTTAATTTTCTCGTTTACAAATAATAAGAAATCCCAAAACCTTGCTTTACTTGGCAAAAAGTCGTCTTTCTCCATTATCATTGTTGCCATAGCATTGTCTAGGTCTTTATGAAACTTTTTCCAATCAAATTTCTTCTTCATTCTTATTCACCTCCTAAGTTGCCTTTTGCTGTATGTCCACACTTTTCTATATTTCCACCACACCAAGGACAATTAGATATTTTTGCTTGTGCTCCTATTTCTTTCTTCTTCATTCTTATTCACCCTCTCTCTATAATTCTCCTCGTTTCGAAATTCCTGACATAAATGTTTCGAAAGTAATAAGTATCATTCTCTATAATTCTCCTTTGTTATTTACTTCTTTAATAATTTCGTTTAATTTATCTTTTAACATTTCTAGCTTTCCTTCTTCGTCTGTTTTTACCACCTTAACAAATCTATCATCGCTATCACGAGTAGTCCAAGACTCTGGGTCTGATGAAAAGTCGTCTGTTTTTTCTATTTGTTTTAGTTTCATCTTAACCTCCTTCATTCTTATTCACCTGCTTTCTTCATTCTTCATAATTCTCCTTTGTTATTCACCTCCTAAGTTGCTTTAATTCCAAGTTGTTACTATTCTAAAAATTATTACAAACAACAATGCTATCATAAATGTAATTGGCACTATATTCTTCATTTTTGTTCACCTGCTTTCTTGACTGGTTCTTCACAAGCGTTGCAACATCTCCAAACACGACCATCACCATTTACAACACCGCATTTATTTTTATTGTGTATATCGCAACAGCTTTTTATTTTCTT